TAGGGACAGAATGAGAGAAATCAAACTATGGTCCACATTAAAGAAAGAGTTTGATGATGGTACGTTTGATACACAGGATGTTAATAAACATCAATTAGATTCTTATCATTTAATAATGAAAAACAAAGCAGAGACATTAACATCTGGTTCAAGTCAACCAGAGGTGTTTAATGTATTAGGTCAGTTGAATACTATAGAAAGAGTTAAAAAATCAGGAGAGATGATTTACAACAAGAAAGAACAGATAACTAATGACCTCGGAGCCAAAGACAAGTAAACAACTTTTCTTTTTAATAGCACAACCTAGATCAGGTAATACTTTATTTGCAAGTATTATGAATCAAAATCCTGAGATAGCTGCAACACCTAACTCTATTACATTAGAGATTATGAAAGATTTGTTCTTGTTAAAGAATACTGATGTATTTTTAAATTATCCAGACCACAAGTCTTTAAATAATGTATTAGATGTCGTGTATGATACTTATTATAAAGACTGGCCACAACGTATAATCATTGATCGTGGTCCTGTGATGACTGAAGGCAATTTTGCATTAATGCAAAAACATTATAAACGTCCTTTTAAATGTATAATATTACTTAGAGATTTAATGGATGTGTTAGCTAGTTATATGCAGTGGTACACAGAAAATCCTGATGCATTTCCTAATAGATATAACTTAAATACTGACGAAGAAAAATTAAGTATGATTATGAATAAAGATGGTGCAGTTGCAAAACAATTAGAAGCAATAAAAAATTCATATAAATATAAAGATATTTGTCATTATGTAAAATACGATGACATGGTTACAAATCCAGAACAAGAGTTTATAAAAATATATCAATTTATGGGTGAGCCTTATTTCAATCACAGATTCAATAATCTAGATCAAGTAAATGTAAATGGTTTATTTTACGATGATAAAATAGTTGGTAGTAATATGCATAAACTATTTGATGGACCTGTAAGAAAAGTATATAACCCTTATATAGAAAAAATACCAGAAAGGATAAGACAGAAATATGGACACATCAGATTTTAATTTTATATTTTTAGGTCAGTCGGTATTAAAATACCAAGTACCTCTAGATGTTTATAATACAATCAATCATATTTACGAAACAAAGTATCCTGAATTAAAACCTGCTAATAAACAATTAGTTGGTAAAATTGAAAAAGAACATAGTTTATTTTTTAATGGAGAAGATAATGATAAAATGACTAGACATAATCATTTACCACAAAACGTACTACAATGGTTTGAATCAAAGTTCAGACACTATTTAGAATGGAACAAGATAAAACAATATGATTTACATTTTAATTCTATTTGGGTTAACACAATGTTTGAACACGAATACAATCCAGTGCACGTGCACCAAGGATCATTGTTTACAGGTCTATCTTCTGTAATGATTTTAAAATTACCTGAGTCTTATGGTGTAGAATATTCTGCAGCTGATAAACCACAAAATGGTAAACTACAGATACTAGGTTCAGCTAACGGACATTTTGCAAATGTAGATTATCAACCACAAATTAAAGAACGAGACTTTTATATCTTTCCATATGACATGAGACATTGTGTTTATCCATTTAACGGTCCAGGTATGAGACGAACACTTGCTGCAAATATGGATGTGCAGTATGACCCAATTAGAAATAGAGGAGTAAGTTAATGTACGAAAATAGACACATCACAGAACCTAAATGGAAGAGTTGGATTGTGCAAACAACTACACCATTGTTTACACCTGATCAATGCAGACAGATTATTGAATCAGGTAGAGCACAAAAACCACAAGTTGCACAAGTTGGTATGGGTAAACCAGGTGGTGGCACGGATACTAAAAAAAGAGTAACCACAATATCTTGGATACCATTTAAAGAAATGGAACACATGTATCGTGATCTTAATAATTTTATACAAAAAGCAAATGAAAATCATTTTGGTTTTGGTGATATACAAGTAACAGAGAATGCACAGTTTACAGAATATCCAGAAGGCGGGTTCTATGATTGGCATATGGACTGTGATGTGAACATGCAACACGAACCACCTGTAAGAAAAATATCAATGACATTATTATTGAATGATCCATCAGAGTTTGAGGGTGGGGATTTAGAGTTAATGGCACCAGGTAAATTTGCAAAACTTAAACAAGGCCATGCTATTATATTTGCATCCTTTTTAAATCACAGAGTCAATCCAGTAACTAAAGGTATAAGACAATCTTTAGTTTGTTGGTTTGGAGGTAAACCATTTAGATGATTAAAGAACAATTTTTTCCAACAACAATATATGGTAAAGACACACAATTAGATAATAATACTTTAGCAAACCATATTATAAATTGGAGTAAACAAGACCAAGGTGTTAAAAAAACAAACATGAATGGTTGGCACTCTACAACCGATATGCACACCAAACAAGAATACTCACAATTAGTTTCTGAACTATGTAAAATGCAAGAAGAAATATATCAAGAAGAATGGTTAGACCGTAGACCAAAATTAGGTAATATGTGGGCTAACATAAATTATCCTGGTGGGTATAACAGACCACACATACACCCTAATTGTTTATTTAGTGGTGTGTATTATGTAAAAGGTAATAAAGAATCTGGAGAGTTAGTTGTTAATGACCCAAGACCAGGTATTCAAACAATGATGCCTACAAGAAAACCAGGACAACCACCAAAACATTTATGGAGAGAAGCACATATAGAACCTATACCAGGTAGAATTATAATGTTTCCTGCATGGTTATGGCATTGTGTTGAACCTAACAAAACAAATGATATAAGGATATCAGTGAGTTTTAATTTTATACAAGATGGCTTTCAATAAATATCAAGTAATAAAAAATGCAGTAAGCTACGAGTTAGCTAATTTCGTATTTAATTATTTTCTTCTTAAACGTGATGCAGCTAAATTCATGTATCAAAACAATATTATATATGATACAGGAATGTTTGGAACATGGGGAGATACTCAAATTCCAAACACTTACTCTCATTATGCTGACCCTGTAATGGAAACCTTACTTGTTAAAGTATTACCGGTAATGCAAAAAGAAACCGGTCTAGATCTATGTCCTACTTATTCCTACGCTAGATTATATAAGCATGGAGACGAATTAAAAAGACATAAAGATAGACCTAGTTGTGAGATATCTACTACCATAAACCTAGGAGGTGATCCTTGGCCTATCTTTATAGATGGTACAGGTGCAGATACTGTTATAGATGAAGATAAAAAAATACATAAACTAAACGCTCCAGAAGGAACTAAAGTCTTACTTGAAGTCGGAGATATGCTAGTATATAGTGGATGTGAACTCGAACATTGGCGAGAGCCTTTTGACGGGAACATTTGTGGTCAAGTATTTCTACATTATAATCATGTAAATGGCCCATTTGCTGACAAAAATAGATTTGACGGAAGACCTATGTTGGGTCTACCATCATTTGTTAAATAGTATTATAATGAGGTTATATGTTACAAAAATTAGGATTCCTACCAGGGTTCAATAAACAGGTTACATCTACAGGTGCTGAGTCTCAATGGACAGATGGAGAAAATGTTCGTTTTAGATATGGTACACCTGAAAAAATAGGTGGTTGGAATCAATTAGGAGAATCAAAACTTACAGGTGCAGCAAGAGGTTTACATCATTTTGTTAACAAAGAATCTACAAAATTTGCAGCTATAGGAACTAATAGAATTTTGTATGTATATTCTGGTGGAGTATACTATGATATACACCCTCTAACTAATCCATCCGGCACAGCTATTAGCAATGCATTTAGCACGACTAACGGATCACCGACCGTAACTATAACTTTTGCTGGCTCACATAATTTTGTGCCAGGAGATATTATTTTATTTGGTGATGCAACAACTTTTAGTACTATTACTAATTCTAATTTTACAGCTACAGATTTTGCCGATAAAAAATTTATGGTAACAAGCGTACCAACTACTTCTACAATTACTATTACAATGCCTTCTAATGAAACAGGATCAGGAGCAACCACATCTGGAGGGATTACTTATTATCAATACTATCATGTAGGACCTGCTGAACAGATAGGAGCTTTTGGTTGGGGTATATCATTGTGGGGTGG